ATGAATGATAAGTTAAAAGCAGTTATAAAATATATCATTGATATAAAACAAGTGAAAGATGTCACTCCTAAAAAATTACAAAAGTTACTTTACTATGTTCAATCATGGCACTTAGCATTAACGGCTGAAAGTGATGAAGACGATGAGATAATGTCTTCTTTGATGTTTCCAGTTGATTTTGAAGCGTGGGTTCACGGTCCAGTTATTCCAGAAGTATATACACATTTTAAAGACTATCGTGGAACAAGCATTGACTGTAGTGGTTTTGAAATTGATTATAAAAATTTTTTGAATGAAGATGAGATTTCTTCGATTGATGAAGTTATTGAAGTTTATGGAAACTTTGATGGTAATCAATTAGAAACATTGTCTCATAACGAACAGCCATGGCAAGAGGCTAGATTAGGCCTAGAACCACTAGAAAGTAGCCATAATATCATTTCAACTAAAACAATTTTTCATTTTTATGGTGAAAGGTTGGTGTGATTGTGTCCAAAAGGAAGAAAAACCGAAGCGTCCCTTCACCATCTCCAAAGACAAAAAGAATACCACAACAATTAGAACCTAAAAGCGAAATAATTTTTGACTTCTCATATCCTAACTGGGTAAAATCTTGTTCTAGTAAAGGCAAAGGTTTTACGAACTACCTCAAGGATGATAATATGTACGCTGAGTACATAACAAAAATTTTAAACCAACTGATTCCTAAAATAACTAGAGAATGGTCGCCCCAAAAAAATAGCGATCATCAATTCCGACATTGTCACGAAATCCCTGAGAACGATGAAGCATTCTCGAAATATAAGGTTGCAATTGAAGAATTACACGGCATTGATGTTGAACAATTGTCTCTTTGGCAATTTGGTTTTATTGGTCCTCTAAGGCTAATTTGTAACTTTTCGGGCAATAGAATTTTTCCGCTATTAATTGATTATCATCATTTAGGGTACAGTTCTGAAAAATATAACCAAAAAGATTACAAAAAATATAGCTTTTGTCCCATAGAAAAATATCTATAAAATATTCCCCTAGCACAAGCTAGGGCTTTTTTAATGCAATAAAAAAGACGGCTATCAATAGATAACCGCCTATGGGTGTTTGATTACTTTAATAATTGGAAAATGGAGAAACACCCACGTCTTAAGCATACCAAAAAGCCATATCAGTAGCAATCTAAAAGCGGAACAAATAGAAAGTTAACTGGTAAACAAAACACAATCAAAATAAGACTTTTCAAGGTTATATGACACCCCTTAAAAATCTCAAAAAATGGCGCTCGGTACAAGCGGACACCTTGTGGTGGCTCTCCTTGTCTCAAAATAGGGGGGCGGGGGGTCATTTTAAATAAGTTTGAATGTAATTACATATGAAATACCTTTACCGCCATACACGGGCTTTTAGGCGGGTTCTAGGACGTTCTAAAAATTTCAAAAAGGGAAAATTACGCGCAAAAAAGGGCGGCGTTGTTATATCCGAACAATGCACCAGCCCGATAAAAATTTAAGGGGTATTTCCTAACGCTTATACACCCCGTTATAAGCCTCCCTATGGCTGTTCCTCGGAGTTCGTTCACTGTTCGTTATGTTTTCTAGCTCTAATCTCTCTGTTTGCTCTATGCTGACTGTACACTAGGATTTTCTCGTATTTTCTAGTATTTTTACACTGATATTCTCCTACATTTGCCTACATTAATACAAAAAAGAACCTTACTAATGAATAGTAAAGCTCTTGTATTTGTTATTCGTGTTAACTTCTCACTAACATTATAACATAAGCGAAAGGACAACACTATCAAGCATTGTCCTTGTTGTTGACTACATTGTAGCATGAACTAACTTTTATTGCCAAAGGAACACAATTAAACCATGCTCGCTAACTGTTTGAGTGCTATTTGTCTTTTTCTATAAAAAGTTGAACTTGAAATACCTAAAAACTCCTCAATATCGTAAATCGTATTATTGCCAATATACGTAAGGCGAAGAATTGCCCTTAGCTCTGGATCTTCTAGGTTGTCATCTATCAAACTAATAAGGCTATCACGTTCAGTCATAAGTGTATCAATACGGCTTAAAAGCTTTTTTTTACGCTCTAGCAAGCTGTTATATTTGTCAGCCATATCTTTAGTTTTACTAGCTTTCACCTTTGTATCTGTAAGCGTTGACTGTGTAAAAATACCACTGCTCAAGTGTTGAATTTCTAAGTTGATGACCTTAATTTCTTTATCTATTTTTTTGATATTTTCTAACTTTTTTAATAGCTTTTTTTGTTCCATAAGACCTCCACAATTCTTTAAATTTTTATCTACTGCACCCTTTTCCCCTTTCTTCATGGCTGTTTCTCGGAGTTCGCTCGCAGTTCGCTCGCAGTTCAGTGTGATTGCCGATACATGCTCACTCTGTCTCTCTGTTTGCTCTATGCTGACTGTACACTAGGATTTTCTCGTATTTCATTCCAACATTTTCCAACATTTTATTAAAAAAGTCCATGGTGACCATCTCTAATAGAACCGCTAAATAATTTGTTATTCAATGGTTTCAATACTTCTCTAACATATGCGCCACCTTGCTCTAGAAAAACGTCTTGAAAACCCGCTCCATAACGTGGTAAACCTTTTGCCATATAGTCTAATGGGTGATTGATAAACGCCTCTTCACCGCCTACAGTTGGTACCCCAGCGTTTAAAATATCCAAAACAACAAAATGATAGTTATATTTTTCTGCGATTTTTTGTCTAGCTTTAGGACTATTATCTCGTTTTAACACAAGCTCAATATAATTAAAATCTTGTGGAGTTAGGTCGGAAGTTTTTGCGTTGTGTTTCAAATCTTCATAGGCTTTTTTAGCATTATTCTGTGATAATTCAACTGTTTCATTCAATAATTGGCACTGTTCGTTACCAATACTTTTTAACTTCGCCTCTGATTGTTTATACTGCTCTTTATATAATGACTTTTTAGCATCATCTGTATACAAGTTATTAGCGCTAAGACTATCAACAAAATTTGAAAAATTTTCTATAACTTGTCGCGCCTCTCCCTTTAAATCTTTTACTTTTTTTTGCGCCTCTAAACGTTTCACTTTTGTTGGATAATCTTCAAAACGTTCAATTAGTTTATTACCGATTTTACTCCAATCAGTTACAGAAACGTCATTAGCTTTCTTTTCGCCGTTATCGCCATGTTCGATTTTTTCATTTAATTCTGTAATCAATTCATTATAGTTATCCATTTTAAAACCTCTTTTCAGTATTTTTATTTACTTGATAAACAAAAAAGGTATAGCAATTATAATAACTGCTATACCTCTGATTTATTCAGTCAGTATTACTTATTTTTATATTGTTTTCGTTCCATTGTCTCGCTAGCTACTATTTCACCATTCTGAACTTTAAAAGTTACACTGCCAAACTCAGGAATTCCAACTATCTCTATTTTATCACTTTTTTTGAAATAGATAAAGCCTCGTAACAATTCTACTGCTTGCATTTCTATGCCCCCTTACTTATTTATACTTGGATAATTTTCATTTGCCTTTATGTAGGAAAAAAATACTACCTTACCACCATTCTTACCACCAGCACAAAGCCAATAATATCAAGGCTTTTTCGGGCTTGTGGTAGTAAAAACGAAAAAAATCGGAAAAGAAATTCAAATTATTTCCTATACCCCTATATACCCTATTACTATATATATTATTTATTATTAAAAATATTACTATTTTACTACCATGAGTATGTAACCCCTTGATACATAAGAGATTAAGGCGGTAGCCTATTTGGTAGCTATGTTAGTAAAAACGCTGTTTTTGGTAGTAAAAACGTTGTTTCTGGTAGTAAAAATTATTGCTTAAGATATCCGTCTGTTCTTCGATTGCTACCAAGTGGGGAGAACCTTATATTTTTCTTGTATTCCCATTGGTCTGAATTATCAAGATAAAGCTTGATTTTATTCCTAATCGTCTTGGGCTGTTCGATATCGTCATCTTTAAAGATTTCTTTCATAACGTCCTTAACGGTTAGTCGGTCACGTTCAACAGTTCCAACCCATTCAACACCATTTTCACGGTCTGTCTCATTTCTATAGCCTACACCGAAGTTTTCCATATCCGTGTAATACTGTTTTCTTATATAGTCTTGATATTTCGGACTATAAAAATCTTCGGGGATTTTAGTAACCAAATACCACTCAAAGCGCTCAATAACGTCATCTCGGTATTTGTGTTTCTCACGGTTTTGGGCGATAAGTTTGCCCTCTTCGCTATTTTCATCATAGTAAAGCTTTTTATTCTTTTCGTATGACTTGAAATAACCGCCCCAAATATCCATTAAATCTTGGTTGGATATCTTATTAGGCTGTCCCTCTTTCCGTGGCAACACGTCAATAACTAAAAAACGTCTGTCACCCGTTGCGTCCTTAAGGTGACCTTTGTTATTGGTAGTTCGGCTAAAAACATAATCTACTGGGATTGTTTCAGTATTCTTCCCGTATGGTCTACGTATTCTAATCTCTCTAGCGGTGATAACACGTTTTATAATGTCAAAACTTGCTTTCTTGCTGTTGCTTGCTACCATTTCATCATCATTGACTAGCCATGAACCCGCCATTTTTAAAAGGTCATCTTTTTCGGTAAAGGTTTCTACCTCAGTGTAAAAGCCTTTGAACACCTCACGTAAAAAGGTACTTTTACCCGTTCCTTGTTTCCCGACAAAATCAAGACAATAGTCAAATTGTACCCCTGCATGATAAACCCTTGCAATTGCTCCCCTAAAGAACAAATCTAGGACAATTCTGTTATATTGGTTATCCTCAATATTGATATACTTTTGAATAACCTTAAATGGGTCTACGTCCTTACTTGTTGCCTTAGCTTTTTGCAACATGATTTTGATAGGGTTATAACTTTGGCTCAAGGCAATAATACGAATGACAATATCTATATCATTTTCTTTATACTCTAGTCCGTATTCTTCGGATATATAAGCCCATAACTGATTGATAACACTATCTGAAAGCAACCCCTTTTTAAGGGTGATATATTCGGTTAACTCTTGGTCTCTAGTTACCTCTATATTCTTAGTTGCCTCATTGTATTTGAATAACTTATCTAGTTTTGGGTCAGCCCCACGGAACATTAAAATTAAGTTGTTACGACTTTTGCTAACAGTCCCGTCATTGTTCTTTCTTAGTTTACCTTTGTTAAGGCTTGTAACTTTGTTTTTATTGCTGTTGTCTGGTACAACTTCGTTAAGCTGTTCCATAAATTCGCTCATTCATTTCCTCCTTAAAAAATTTATTTAATGTATTCAAAAAAATAACATTCAATTTAGTGCTTTTAGTTAAATTGGTGTATAGCTGTATTATCTGCTCGTAAGAATAACCATTCAAATAAAATACCTTTACAAAGCTTATGACGTCATCTGTATTTGATAGTCCATAAGCAACCCAATTGTAAACAATACCGCTAATCGTTAAGGTGTTCCCCGTTCTCGATTGGCTTAGATATTCTAATTCTAATTCAGAAAGTACACCAAGTAACTTATCTTTTACACTAGCTATTTTATAATCTCTTACTATCTGCCAACCGTCCATTAAACAGTTATCTAGGCTATCACATTCTTGAATGTTTACTGTGATACCTTTATAACTAAACGGAAAGAAAGCATGGCTAGGAGGCTCAAAATACGTCATAATAACATGGTTGTCTTTTTCTATTGTTCGTGTGGGATTGTTTTTTAAAAATTTAAACAATGGGAGTACTTTCTTATTTATTTTCAAATCAATAAACTTATACATTCTATTCCTCTACCCCCAAAAATGCCAACAAGTCAGTGATTTTGTAGTAAACGGTCTTAGTATCAGCAATAGGAGGCGTGTAACGTTTAAGCCCTCTAGCCTCCCAACGTCTCAAAGTAGGATAAGATACCTCTAGGCGTTCGGTTGCCTCACGTTGTGAGATAATACCTAATGGGTTCTCTAAGCCCTCATATCGCTCTAAATAAGTACCTACTTTACCGAGAATACCACTAACTAATGCTTGCTCTGTTTCATTGCTTAGTAGATTGATTTCCATACGGTCATGCCTCCATTTTTTGCTTAAACTCTTCTAATTCCTCGTATAATTCTTTATTGGTCATTGTCTGCCTCCAATCCTACAATCAAACTCTCTAAACCTTTCTTGATAAAGTAAAGGCTTGTTAAAGCGTGGTCTTTATCACCTTGTAAAATTGCATTATCTGCTAGGTCAATCATGTTATAAATACAGTCTTTTTCTTGCTCGTACATTCCTTATACCTCCTTAGTTGTAACGCTTGCCATACAGTTGAATATAAGCCCCGTATCGCTCTTTAACGTGGTCTGTGTGTGTTTCTTTAGTCTCTTGCTTAACGTCTTCTCTGGGCTCAATTTTAAGCAATTCAATAATAATCAAGACTAGCAAAACCATAATGACTAACTGCGCCCACACTGGTAAATCAATTTCTTGATAAATCATTTTTCTGCCTCCTCTTCCTCAAAGTTAATTAGTTTGAGAGCAATGTCATCAATTTCAGTACTCAATTTTTGCATTTGTGTGTAGATATTTGAAAGAACCTTTGTAGCCATGTATGCTGTGGTGGCGTTATCTGCTTTCTGGTCTAACGCTGTTACTGCCTCGCTAGCGTGTTGTATCATTTCTAACCTTGGTAGTAAGTCACTTAGTTCAAACCCAAGTTTTTCCAATTCTTTTAATTCATTTGTTTTCATGTCATTTTCTCCTTTGTCAAAAGTCTCTTAAATATTGATAAATCAGTGTTTTTACGGTATAATAATCACATAAAAAGTATTTCTAAAACCCTTATAGCCTGCCTGCTGTAGGCGTTTTATTTAATACTTTGTTTATATCTTTTATGCTTTTTGGTTTGAGCTGTCACTCAAGCCTTTTTTGTTGCTCTCATAACTGAACTTGTGACAATGTATCACGGATAACACCGTATTCCATGTTCAGCTCAATCATTGAAATAACTGCTTTTTCATAAGCTTGGTATTTGGCTAGCTCTACACTTGTTAGGCAATCTAGCCCCGTTTTACTACCTCTATCCTCGGTTAGTTTTGCTTTATTCTTACCCGTTGATAGTTTTAGAAGTAAGTTGTTAACTGTAGGGAAAGCCATTTTAGGGGCGTTGTCCCATTTGCTGATGACGTCATTCAACGTTTTGTGTGTTGGTTTCTCTAAGGCTCGTTGAAAGCGAAAATTAGCGTTTTCTTTCTCTAATTCTTCGATATAGTCATATATCCAAGCTCGGAAAGCTTTACCTTTTTCAGTTCGAGACAACATGCCAATTTCAAAGATACCTCGTTTATTGAACAAACGTGTTTCTTGGGTACCGCCCGTACTGTAGGGTACCTTAGCAACGATTGAATACTGACTTTCTCTTAGGTATGGGTTACGCTCTAACATTTTTTCAACTGCTCTTTTACTTTGGTAACCAAATCCTTGTGCCAACTGTTCGATAGTAACTAAGATTGCTCTATCTTTGTTCAAATAGAAGTCTATTTTAATCTCTCCAAACTCCCCTTTTTCTCGTTTAATAATTTCCATATAAATTCCTCCTTTATACCCTTATTGTAATTTTGAACATTAGGGATTTTTTACGCTTTTTATTTAATCAGAAAATAAGCGTAAATTTTCCGCACTTTTTATAAATCCTCAATAAGCCAATTCATAACACTTTCATAGATACGCTTAGGGGCGTTGTAGTTCCCTTTCTCGATTTTGGCAAGGGTGCTACGGGCAACGTTTAAATTTTCAGCTAATTGACTTTTAGAAAGCCTATTATCAACTCGCTTGTGTCGCACTAGACTAGATACTTTTTCAGAAATAAGCATTTTGTACCTCCTTTTTATTTTTCTCTCAATTTGAAAGTAAGTTTATTATATTCTTTCATTTTGAAAAAGTCAAATACTTTTTTTCTCATTTTGAAAATATTTTTTTGATTTTATGCTCAAACGTGTTATAATCAAAAATATAAAAATAGGAGTACTCTCGTATGGGAAATAGACTAAAAGAATTACGAAAAACAAAAGGTTTAACGCTAGATGAACTAAGTAAAGAACTAAAGAAAAAACATGGGTTATCAGTTTCTACTGGACAATTATCTTCTTACGAGAATGGTAAACGTTCACCGAGAGAAGAAAGTACTTGGAAAACAATTGCTGATTTTTTTGGTGTATCCATTAGTATCCTCCTCGGTTATAGAAACGAAAATGATAGCTTTGGTTTTAAACTATGGTCTTTGAGGAACCAAAAGGGTATAGAATTAGAAAAAGCAGCAAGCGACCTCAAACTTTCTGTAGATGAATTAAAACTAATAGAACAGACGGATAACGCCGAATTAGGTGGTACATTGGCAAAAGATTTTGCTAATTACTATAACGTTTCCGTTTCTTATTTATTAGGTTATGATGATAATTTAACTATTGGTGACACCATAGAAATTCTAGAAGCCGTTTATGCTGGGGATATTCCCTCTAATGATGAAATAGTTGAAAAAATAATTACTCAGCAAAAAGAAACAGATAAGGAAATACAAGAAATACTTGAAAAAATAAAGTCTGTTAAGCATAAACATAAAAGAGATAAGTTTAAAAGGGATGAAGCAATAACCCAACGAGCCCATGAAAAATATAAAGACTTTGACTTGGTATCTAATATTAAGGTGCTTACTTTGCTTTTAGAAAATTGTGATAACATTTATACAGATATAATCCGTTATGTTTCGCCTAGAATTGTTAAAAACGAACTTACAGAAACGGAACTTAAGTCATTGAATACTTTTATCAGTCTCTTAAAAAAACAGGGTAAAAAATTCAAAGATACAGCCGATTCATTTAGTAAAGGACTTAACATTAAAACTATCCCCCAAAACGATAACGATTAGGGCGGATAATATATATTTACTGCCATGCTATTTTATGGCTTTAAAACCTCAAAAAACCTCAAACTCTAAAACCTTTATAGCCTGCCTGCTGTAGTTAAGAGAAGAGGTTACAAATGGCAAATATTAAGAAAATCACAAAGAAAAACGGCACTACTGTGTACCGTGAACAAATCTATCTAGGTACTGATTGCATGACTGGGAAACAAGTCTATACAACTATTTCAGCGCCTACCAAAAAAGAACTCAAACAAAAACGTGAGTTCAAAATAAATGAATTTAAGGATAATGGTTTCACCCGATATAAGAGTGTTACTGTTAAGAATTACCGTGAACTAAGTGAACTGTGGTTAAAAAACCATAAGTTAGAAGTTAAACCACAAACATATAGCCAAACAGTTAGCGAACTAAGAACGCACCTTTTACCTGTTTTTGGCGATATGAAAGTAGAAAGAATTACGCTCCCAATGGTTCAAGAATTTGTTAATAAATTAGCAAGTAACGATAAATTGGGGCGTGTTTCTTTTAGGATAATTTTATCCATTAATAAGCGTATTTTAAAATATGCTGTTAATTTACAAATAATCAATGTAAATCCTGCCGATAACATTATCGTACCTAAAAACAAGAAAAATATTTCCAAAAAGAAAGAACTAAAATTTTTTGAGACTAGCCAATTGAAACAATTTAAGGACTACTTGGATAGTCTCCCAAACACCTTTAAAAACTACTATCATAAAACGTTATATCTAACTTTACTTTCCACTGGTTTGCGTATTGGGGAGGCTGTAGCCCTTGAATGGTCTGATATTGACTTAGATAATGGTTATATTGACGTTAACAAAACAGTTGCTTTTAGTCGTATGGAAACCAACAGTACTAAATCTGAGGCAGGAAATAGAAAAATTTCAATTGATAAGAATACCGTTCTAATGTTACGTCTATATAAAGCCCGTCAATACCAATGTTTTATGGAACATGGTTATAGTAGTAAAATGGCTAAATATGTATTTTCAAATGGTTTCAATATTTATCCTAACCGCACAAACTTACAGTTAGTACTAACAAAACACCTAAAACAAGCTGGTTTACCACGTTTTACATTTCACGCCTTTAGGCACACACACGCTAGCTTATTATTAAACGCTGGTATTAGTTATAAAGAATTGCAACACCGTTTAGGTCATTCAACATTAGCCATGACCATGGATATCTATAGTCACTTGTCAAAAGAAAAGGAAAAAGAGGCGGTTAATTTCTTTGAAAAAGCTATGGCAAATTTGTAA